CTTCACCTCTGCCAAATCTTCGCACATGAAATCGGCTATGAGTTCCGGGGCTGCGTAACGTTTCATCGCCACCCCCCGATAAAGGTGCCTGGTATGTAACGGCGCAGGAACCACCAAAGGGCCGGGAGTGTGTGTCATGGTTCAAGCCTCCTGCATCGCAAGGCGAATCGTGGTGAAATTATACCGCCCGCCATCTGGCGTGCGCTCCCCGGCATAATCCCGCGCCATCGCGCGTGCAGCTTTTTCCTTAGTGCCATACGTCCAGATATAGCTTCGCATGGTGCGATAAAGCCCCTCGTCATTGTGCAGCCAAAGGCTAACGTTCCATGCGTTCCAAGAGCGGTGCCCGTGATATTGTGCCATAATATGTTTCCCTTGTTTGGCGGTATCGCCGCCGCATGACGCCACAATGACGCCATGGGGAGGCGGGGCCGTAGCCCTCGCCGTTACTTGCGCGCATTGCGCCCGGCAGGCGTTACAGCGCCCGCGCGTGTCAGAAAGCCCTTGGCGATAAGCGAAGCCTTGGCTTCATCCCATTGCGCTGCTGTTGGAACCGTTCCGGCACGATAGCCACGCTGAATATCTTGGCAGGCCATTTGAAACCTATTCTGGCCCATGTAGGAAGATTTGCGACTTATAGTGTATTCCAGCACAAGGGCTTCATGCTCGCTCAATTCGACAGGTGCAGGCAGCATAGGCGCAGCATCCTGCGGCGAGAGGTAAAACGTCAGCCCCATGTCTTTACCGCAAAAGTGACTATGCTTCACAACGCAAAAGCCCGGCTTCAACGCTATTTCATGCGCCTTGCGGTCTGGGTTCCAAGGCGCACTTCCTTGGCCCGGCATTGCCAGCACAACACCATCAGCAATTCGCAGCAATCCGTAGCTATCGCGGGAACCGCCAGACCATAAACCAGCGTCCGCCGGAACCGTAACAGCTTCAGTAATGACGGCACGGAATCGCTTTCCGGTATAGCCACCCTTCAATGTGGCAGGAACTAAGCTAGGTTCTAAGTGAATCATTGTCTTGTTTCCCCATAAAGAACCACGATTGGTTCAGAAAAGCGCAGCTATTACCCTGCGCTTGCCAGAACTAACCATGAATAAGCTTGAATTGAAGCGCTATCAGTTTCGGCATCATGTCGGTTGAAACATGAACATAATCATTTTCAACGCCATGGAATTTAGTGCCTTGCAGATAGTGCATTATGTCCACAAGCGCTTCACGCGCATCACGCATCTGCGCCGCATATTCATCACGTTCACGGATTAAACGCGCAATGTGGTTCTCTTTCATGGCAGAAACCTCCCGTCAAAACACAAGAATATAAATGAAAAGCGCAAGGAAAAACGCGCATATTGCAAGATCATCACGCATATTTTATGCTCCTACATATAGACAAAAGCATAAGCGCTTTTGATGTAAAAGTTATAACATCATGCACCACATATTGCAATAGAATATAGAGTATAATTAGATTAAATCTTCGTAATGTTAGAAGGAAAGCGCACCATATAATATATATACCTATACATCTGAATACCTATTCATATGTCATAGATGTTAATGGGTAATGTTATATTATAACGCTTACCAGGCAAACAAAGCTGGATGCTAGGCGCCGCCCCCGCGCCGCAGAAACGCAAACCTATGGTTGCATGGTCAGGACGCGCAACCAAAAGGCGAATGGGGTCTGGGCACCGCGCGCATAGACGCAAGCGCAACCGTAGCGCGAGGCAGGCCGGGCTTGGTCTGGGCACGGGCAGGGCAGGGCATACGCCAGCGCCAGCCAGCTGCAGGACCACGCCTTGGCCAGGGGGGCGGGGCAGCGCGTGCGCCCCAACTGGCTCCCCCCATAGAAAAAATCTGGTTTTTGTGTTTTGGATGTGGTTATATCTTTACGTAGTGGGAGAGTTGTTATGGATATGACCAAGTTGAACAGGGTGTGTGATCTTTACGCTTCGGGTGCGGCGGTGAAGGAGATTGCGTATTCGGTTGGTGTGAGTTCGAAGACGATTTGGTTGTATTTGTCTAAGGCTCGTGATGCGGGTGATCCTCGGGCGCGTCATCGTCGTGTGCGTGGTGATGGTGTGGTGAAGTTATTGATGGATTCGTTTGAGGCGGCGGATGGGGGTTTTCTGGGTTGGGAGGACTTTCGGATGTTGTTGTGGGGTGGTGTTGATGTGCCGGCGACGTGGCGTACGGTGGTGAGGGTGGGGATTAGTGATTGTCGGAAACGTTTTGGTTGTGAGATTCGGCATGACCGTGTGTTGAGTGGGTATAGGTTGGTCAAATGAGTTTTGATCTGAAGAAGTTTTATCGGTTTTGTTCGCAATTACAGATTGAAACGAAGGAGAAGGGCCTTCAGCGTTTGGGTAATTTGTTGGGTACTCAGACGTATGTGATGCAGGAGATTGCGGCTGGTTTGGAGGATGGTGCGCATCATTATGTGATTTTGAAGGGTCGTCAGTTGGGGATAACGACGATCAGTTTGGCGTTGGATTTGTATTGGGTTTTTACGCATCCTGGGTTGGGTGCGACGTTGGTTACGGACACGGAGGAGAACCGTGAGATGTTCCGTTCAACGTTGGGTATGTATCACGAGCATTTGCCCAAGGAGTTTAAGATTCCGGTGGATGGGCATAACCGCAATCAGATGGTGTTGCGTAATCGGTCCCGGCTTTTTTACCAAGTTGCCGGTTTACGGGCGAAGGGGAGTTTGGGGCGTGGTAAGGCGATTACCTATTTGCATGGGACGGAAACGTCTTCGTGGGGGGATGAGGAGGGTTTGGCGAGTTTGTTGGCTTCGTTGGCTGAGACCAACCCCGACAGGCTGTATATGTTTGAGAGCACGGCGCGCGGCTTCAACATGTTCCATGATATGTATGTTACCGCCAAGCGTGCGCGCACGCAGCGTGCGATATTCTGTGGTTGGTGGCGGAATGAGTTTTATTCCTCGGACCCAGAATCAGCGGTGTACAAGACTTATTGGGATGGTCGATTGACGCCAGAGGAGCGTGAATGGACGCGTGATATTAAGAAGTTGTATGGCGTGGAGATTAACTCCCGGCAGATGGCGTGGTGGCGTTGGAAGTTGGCGGAGGGGATACGCGACGATGCGTTGATGTATCAAGAGTTCCCGCCGACTGAGGACTATGCCTTTGTGATGACGGGCAGTTCGTTCTTCAGTAATGCGCGTTGTACGGATTCGGTGAAGGAGGCGAAGAAGGAAACGCCTTTGGCTTATCGTTATGTGATGGGTGCGACGTTTGCTGACACTGAGGTGATGAAGTCGAAGGATGCTTTGGCGACGTTGCGGGTGTGGGAGGAGCCGGTTGACACGGGGTATTATGTCATTGGTGCTGACCCTGCGTATGGTTCGTCTGATTGGGCGGATCGTTTTTGTTTGTCGGTGTATCGTTGTTATGCGGATGGGATGGAGCAGGTTGCGGAGTTTGCGACCAGTGAGTTGAACACTTATCAATTTGCTTGGGTGATTGCGCATGTGGCTGGTGCGTATCGCAACAGTACTTTGAACCTTGAGGTGAATGGTCCTGGGCAGGCTGTGATCAATGAGTTGCGCAACCTGAAGCGGCAGGCTGCGTCGTTGGGTGGGCCGCAGGGCAAGGACTTGATGAATGTGTTAGGTCACATGCAGAATTACATGTGGCGGAAGAATGATAATTTGGGTAGCATTACCAACAGTATTGGTTGGTTGACCACGGGTCCGTCGAAGGAGCGGATGTTGAATTACATGAAGGATTACTTTGAGCGCGGCATGATGCGCGTTCGTAGTCTGGATTTGATTGATGAGATGAAGTCTGTGCGGCGGGATGGTGGTTCCATTCAGGCGGCGGGGCGTGGCAAGGATGACCGTGTGATTGCTTCTGCCTTGGCGGCGGCGGCTTATGCGGAACAGGTGTGGCCGCGTTTGGTGCAGATGAAGGTAACGCGCGAGAACAATCGTGCGCAGGATGTGATGAGTGCCGAGGACATTCAGAGTTCTCGCACGGTCAGCACGTATCTCAAGAAGATAGGGTTGTATTCATGACGCCAGACAAGTTTGCGCGCTATTTGCAGTTGGCGCGTTCCACTGTTTATTCGGAGCCTGAAGATGGAAACTTCCACAACGCGCTTATCAAGCAAGCCGTGCAAACATTTGTCCCATTATTCGGTTTGCCGGATACTCCCTTCGTGCTTGATGCGGGATGTGGTCCCGGCGTCTTCATGGACGAAATGCGGGGTGCCGGCTTTTCCTCTCTCTGGGGAGTGACGTTGAGCGAGGAGGATGTTGCTGCGTGTCGCCGCAAGGGGCATGGGTGCACGTTGGGTGACATTTCCGACCTTGATGACTTGGACGATTCGGTGGATTTGGTTTGGTGTCGGCACGCGATTGAGCACAGCCCTTACCCGTTGTTCACGCTGTATGAGTTCAACCGGGTGTTGCGGCTTGGTGGTGGCTTGTATGTGGAGGTGCCGGCGCCGGCTTTGCCGCGAGCGCACGAGTTTAACCCGAATCACTATTCGATTCTGGGGCCGCACATGTGGGTGGCTTTGATGCAACGGTCTGGTTTCGAGGTTTTTGAAACCCGCGAGATTAGGTTGGAGTTGCAGCAAGGTGCGGAGAAGGTGCCGGAGTTGTTTTATGCGTTCATGGCGAAGAAATGTCGGTCTATAGCAAGCGAGAATTGAGGGAGCGGATGGGGCGGTTTATGGCTGACCCCAATCGCGGCATCAGTTTGATGTTGTTTGCCGATTTGTGCGGGCTGCATGAGGCAACGCTGAAGAATATCTTCGTGAAAGGCACCTCGGACCTGGGGGAAGTGTATCAGATTCGGATAAGCCGGGTCTTGCAGTCCTGGGAGCGCGGGGAGATTGCGGTCATGCAGGGGCGTTACAACACTCGATCTGCCGAATATCGCAAGCAACCGAGGGTGCGGCTGGCCCGAAGCTGGGGGTTGAAGATGACTCCCGAGGGTTTGAAGGTTGACGCACGGGTAAAAAATAAGGCTGATTACGGTCAGCCGGGGTTATTGGAACAGATGGAGGGGCCGAAATGCCGATAAAGCGGGACTATAAGTGCGAGACACATGGGTTTTTCGAGGCGTGGGAGGCTCAATGCCCGCATGGTTGCCTTGATGGGATCATGATTGTGCATTTACAGGCGCCGAATTACCTGTCTGACCGCACCAAGGGGGTTGATGGCACCCTGAAGGGGCTGGCCAAGGACTTTGACATGACGAATATGAAGTCCACGCGGGAGGGCGAGTTTCAGGAGGGGTATTTGACCCGAAATAACGCCCCTCAGACCAAAGACCAGCCGCCACAGTCCCCGAGCGGGGTTATTTGGGGTGGTGGTGGGGGTTTCTCCATGCAGAATGTGCTTGCCGGCGGGGCTGTGAAGTCGGTAAGGGGAGAAAGTGTTGGCTTTAACCCCAAGGATGCTGGTAATCTATCGGGACCAAAGCCGGCGTCATATATGGCTGATCATGAGGGCTTGAAGATTAAGTCATGAGAATCCCGTCAGAACCCGTTGCCCGCGAGCAGTTCTATCTCGACTTGGTTGAGAAGTGTTATGTCTCGCGCGACGAACGGCGTGGGGATTACGCGAGCCTTCGCAGCTATTATTTGTTCGGGTCGGGTCCGAATGACAGCCCGGCTCACTTCAACAAGATTTATCCGCACATAGATCAGCTTGTGAGTTTCATGTACTCGGCTGATACGACGCGGTTTTCCATTAGCCTTGGCGCGGCGGTGAAGCCCGAGGAGCACGCCAAGGTTCCGGTGCTGACGCACGCGCTCAATGATGAGTGGAACAATTCAAACGCGGATCAAGTCTTTGGCATCGCGCTGACTTGGGCGTTTGTTTACAACTGTTCGTATGTGAAGTTGGTGCGCCGCAACAATAGCATCACGCCTTACATGGTGGACCCTGGGGCGATTGGTGTGTTGCGTGAGGATGTGATGTACACGGACCGCCAAGAGGCGTTTGTGCACACCTACTACATCACGCGCTCTGACTTGGCGGCGCGTTTGTATTCGCACCCCAAGCGTGATTCTTTGATGAAGCGGATCACGCAGCAGAAGTACAAGCCGACAGAAATCCCCAACGGTGTTGATAAGATTATCATGTCGGCGGTTGACCCGACGATTTATGGTAACGTCAACTTGGATTTGTCTGGCACCAATCGCATGAAGCCCGAGGTGGCTGAAGATACGATTGAGATGCGCGAGTTGTATGTGTGGAATGACGACACGAAGGATTACCAAGTCGTCACCATTGCCGAGCCTGACGTGGTTATTTATGACCGCGCCAACGAGACAATGTTCTTGAAGGGCGAGTTGCCTTTCATTCAGATTTGCCCGAATCCGATGCCCGATTATTACTGGGGGCAGTCGGAAGTTTCTCGTCTGATTTATTTGCAGGAGATGAGAAATAAACGCATGGCGGAAATCCTTGATTTGTTGTCGAAGCAAGTTTCGCCGCCGACGATGATGATGGGTTTCACGGGCATTTTGGATGAGAAAAACTTTGCGTTGAACCGTGCCGGCGGTTTGTTGTCCTCGGATATGCCCAATGCCAAGGTTGAGCGTTTGGCTCCCAACATGCCGCAAGACTTGTTCAAAGAATTGAATGAAATTGATTCCATGTTTGCCGAAGCATCCGGCATTTCCAGCGTGTTGTCAGGGCGGGGTGAGAGTGGCGTTCGCTCACAGGGACATGCTTCACAACTTGCGCGCTTGGGGTCGTCCCGCGCGAAGAAGCGTGCTTTGGTGGTCGAGGATGCCCTCGAGAAGATGGCGACCCTGTACCTGAAAGTTATGCAGCAGGATGATACCACGGTGCTTACTGGTGAAGGTGGCTTGCGGTTTATCCCCGAGCAATTCACCAAAGACTTTGTGGTGAAGGTTGATGCGCACAGCAATTCTCCTATTTTCATGGAAGATTTGCGCTCATTGGCGTTCAATCTGTTCAAGGCCCAGGCCATTGACAAGGAAAGTCTGCTTGACTTGTTAGAGCCTCCTATGAAACAGTTGTTGAAGGAAAAGCTGAAGAAGGCAGAGGTAAAGGGTCAAGAGCAGGCTCAAGCCCAGCCCTCCGCCCCTCCGGTTTTGAAGAAGGTAGGTTGATGCAAAAGACGGTCAATTTGCGTGGGGATCAGCCCCGAGTATCGCAATCCGACATTTCCC